GGATCCTCGTCGCATCCCTATGTGATATCTCCGTGCAGGTCATTCTGAACAGCGCGGCCGCGCCGCTCATCGGCGACTGGCAGTATAAAAACTATCTGACGCTGATCGTCGCCGTGTGGTACATCTTCACAGAGCTGGGCTCTATTATTGAGAACATCGGAAAGCTCGGCGCTCCCATGCCGGACTGGCTGAAAAAGGGTATTAAGATGCTGCAGGCCAGGCTCGACGAACCGCCCGACGCGGAGACAGAATAACAAAAGAAACGGCACCCGAGAGGGTGCCGTTTTGTTAGCATTTTCATTAGCATTTTCTCCCGAAAAATGCTAACGGAAGCCGTGAAAACTTGCGGCTATCCGCAGAATATTGAAGGACAGAGAAGCCGCGAAACGATTGATATTACAAGAAAATCCTGTAGTTTCAATGACTACAGGATTTCTCAAAAAATGGTGCCGGTGGTGGGACTCGAAACAACCACCGAATGACCTATAAGGCATTGAAAACACTATGCTTTCGAAATGCTGTTAGCATTTTCGTTAGCATTTTCTTTTTCAAAGAAGGATTTCACACGGGCCTGATTGAGGGAACGGTCTGACGCGGCGAGCCGGATATATACCTTGTGCATCGTGGTGAAGTCTGACCATCCGCCCCATTCCATGATCTGCCGCTCGGGTATGCCGAGGTGATAACCGAGAGAGGCGAAAGAGTGGCGCAGGCCGTGGTTTCCGACGACGGTCACGCCGGCGCGCTCGCAGGCGCGGTTGATATCGTCCGACAGGGTTTGCGGCGCCTGCTTGACGACCTTGCCGCTCTTGTCCTTGACGGCGGCGAGAGCGTCGATCAGCTGCGGAATGAGGATCGGAACGACGCGCGTCGAGGATCTGTTTTTGTTGGTCTCTTTGTCAACGTACCCGCCGACGCCGCGGACGGTCGCGCCCTGGACGGTGATGCTCTCTTTCTCGGGCGTGACGATGTCGATCTTGTCCCATGTCAGCCCGCGCGCCTCGGACAGGCGCAGGCCGTTAAGCTCCAGCAGCGCGGCGATCTCATAGGGCCGCCCCTTTACCGCTTCGCAGAACGGGAGGATCTCTTCCGGCTGCAGGAACGGGATCTCCTTGACGGGGACCTTCGCCAGCTTCACGGACGGCACGGGATAGCCGACGTGCACGAGTGACGCATGCACGAGGCCCCAGGCGTTCTTGACGGTCTTCTCGCTCTTCTTGGCCAGCTCCTCGTTGATCATGGCTTGCCAGTCGATCTCCGTCAGGCGCTTATGCTGATAGGCCGGAAAGCGCTTGTCTTTGTAGATGTCGTATGCGCGGAAGGTGGAGGGGGAGAGGACCGGCTTGTGGTGCAGAAGGTATCTCGTCTCGGCCTCAAGGAGCGTCAGATCCCGCGCAGACTTATTGAGCTGACGAACGCCGGCACGGTGCTCGGCCTTGATGAGCTCGGCCTGCCGCTTGCACTCCTTCGCCGACGACGCCGTCACGGGCACGCTGACGCCATCCAGGCGAAGCTGGATGAAGTACGATCCGCTTTTCAGTTTTCGGGGCTCGGGGATTTTCATCTGTTTAAAGACTTACAATCTTATAATTTTTATAATTGTCCAGATAGTTACAGCAGCGATTGATCCATAGAACACAATGTAATAGAAAATAGGATATCTATTTACGAGCTCTTCCCAAAGGTATACAAGAAGAAGAACAAGTCCCAAAACAGCAAGAATAAAGGTACCCGAAGGAAAACTTTCGACCATAAAATCAATCCTCACTTTTATCCTTCTGCTTTTCAATAATACCAGCAAGGGAGACTTCAAACGCTTTCTTTTCGGATTCAATAATAGACTTTACGATCCGCTTAGCATCCTGCCCCAATTCATGATAATCATACGCCACCTGTACATCTTCTGCAGTAAGGCCGAAGGGGGGTTTTTTCAGTACCGCATCCTTGGCTGCCGAGAACTTGGATAAAAGATCGGTAGCAGAATCGAAATCTGCAACGGAAAAAATATCGGTGCCGTCATCCAAGCACATCAACCATGATGGCTTCACATTAAGCGCATTTGCGAGCGCGGCAATGGTCTCTCTTTTAAGATTAACAACCATACCTGTTTCATATTTGTGGATGGCGGAAAACTTCAGACCAACTTTCTCGGCCAATTCTTTTTGTGTAAGATGCGCTGCGAGACGAGCTTGTTTAATTCTATCTCCAGTAGTCATTATGAGTATCAACTCCTTGTGTCTAAATCTTACCACAAACTTTCTCAAAATCAAGAAAAATTTTCTTGACAAGACAAAACACAGGTGCTATTATGGCATTGTCTTAAAAAGACAATAAAAACGAAAGGAGGAGAGAAAATGAACAGTCAGGTCCTTAAAAGCAAGATGGTAGAGTTCGGGGATACGCAGGCAGCTCTTGCCGCCGCAATCGGTATCAGTGCATCTAATTTTAATGATAAGGTCAATGGAAAGGTCTCTTTCCGGCAGAGTGATATTGCAACAATTCGAAGCAGATATCATCTCTCTGCCGCGGAAGTTGACCTTATTTTTTTTGGTGCACCATTGTCCTAAAAAGACAATATCGACTGAGTAAAAAGGGGGTGAGAAGCATTGGAGAGCCAGAAAACAATTTCAGAGGTGATCGGCGAACTCATTGAGGAGCGAGGAATCAGTTGGGCTGAGTTGTCAAGAAGTACCGGAATATCAAAGAGCACCTTTTCTCGATATAAATCCGGAGAAATGGAGCCCACAGGGAAAAGCCTCGTTCAGCTCTCAGCGGCTCTCGGCGTCACGACCGACTATCTGCTCGGGATCGAACAGACCGAGAGAACGAAAAAAAAGAAGCCACAAGAGGTGCTCATCTGCAAGAACTGCGGCGCCGAAGTCACGGGACGCTTTTGCAGCGAGTGCGGCGAACGGTCGATGCTGGGGGACAAATACAACTTTTCCGAGATGCAGAAGGTCAAGAAGCTGTTCATCGATGGCGAGTACACAGAGACGGTGATCCGCCGCGTAGCATGGGAGATCGCACAGAGCGAGTTTGAAAACGGGCGCGTGGGGAAAGAGCCGCGGTTCGTCCCGCTGAAATTGAGCGCGGAGTTCTGCCCTGACGGCGTCAGCCGAGAGATCAGCAGACGGGCGGAAGGCCTTGTGCGAATCATCAAAAACTACCTGGAAAACAAGCCGTAAGATTTTTCTCTGCCATCAGAAGCCCAATTTCGTTGACAAATGAAAAAAAGACCGTACATTTCTATCACTATTACCGACGAAAGGAGCTTTACCGATGCCCTACACAAAAACACCGCCGCTGCCTTTTGAGAAGACCCGGCGACTGCTGCTCGGCTACGAGTTAAACGCGCCGCGGCTGGCCGGCATACTCGGCTGCTCCGAGAACACGGCGCGTGCGCGGTTGGCTGATCCAGGGTCGCTCACGGTGGCGGAGTTGGCGAAGATCAACCGGACCGGTCATGTGCCGATCGAGGAGATCAGAGACGCTTTGCTGCAATAAAAAAACGCCCGGGGATAACCCGAGCGGTGAGTGAAAAGGAGAGCCGGCTGATACAGCCGTAAACGGAGCACCAATCTCTACCCGGAGTGGCTACTGCTGCTTTCATCGGCGCGAACTGACCCCACAGATTCTAACGGGAGTTAGTCCGGAGGGTGCATGTGCAACCTCTGTCCTCTGTCTCACGTTCAAATTTTAGCGCGCAATGCCCGAAGAAACAAGGAACAAAACAGCAACAGATTTCGGGCTGAGGGCGGAAGAACGGGGTGACAACGTGCCATTCGACGATGACGAGCTTAAGGCAATACGCGCCGCAGATCGGCAGATCGAGAAGGATATCGGGAGCTTTGCACTGGACCGGGGTCAGCGAACGATCGATCGCGAGCTCGACGCGCTGGCCGAGATGCACAGCATCGGCGCGAAGGAATTTGAGAAGAGACAAAAGTCCCGGAAGCGATCGGCCGAGTATTACCAGGAACACCGTGCAGAACGGCTTGAATATCGCCGGCGCTACTACCAGGAACACAAAACAAAAACGGATGCCAAAAGCGCAGAGATCCACAAGGAGAAGGCGGAGTATTACCGCGCAGTCCAGCGCGCATGGTATGAACAGCACAGAAAGGAGTGTGCCGAAAAGGGAAAGGCCTACAGGAAGCAGAACCTGGACCGCATCAGAGAGAGAGAGAAATCCTATCGCGAGAAAAATAAGGCCGAGATCGCGGCGAAGAAAAAGGCTTATCGAGAAGCCAACACCGAGAAAATCAAGGCAAGGCGCCGCGCCTACTATCAGGCCAACCGCGAAAAGATCCTCGAAAAAAACAGGGCCTACCGCGAGGCTCGCCGTTCAGAAAAGAGAAAGGAGGATGCCGGATAAGATGAAAAATAAAACCGCCCCCAGCTATGGCAGAGCAGGGGACGGAACGCCAAGAGAAAGGATTTTACCATGATCAATGAAGCTAAAAGGAGAATAGCACATGATGCAACAGAATTCAACAACAGAAAAGAAACAAAGGGAGTGGCACTTTGTGCTGCCGGATTTCTGCATGATCCGCCGCGGCAGGGCATTCTCCATCGGGATCCACGTCATCGAGACGGGGTTAGGTCTTACGGCCGTAGCAGAACTCAGGAGCAAGGACGCAGTCACCGGCGAGAACCCCGACACTCTGATCTTCTCGACGGTCTCGGCCGCGGTGAAGTATCTGAATCGATTGGGAGGGCCGAATGATGAATCTTGAGCCGAAGGCCGTTCCCGCCGCGATCAAGGGTTTCTTTGCGGCGAAGGCTGCGAAGGTCCGCGACGATAAAAAAGCTATGTTCTGGATCCGGTACGCCTGCCGCTGGCTGATCGTCGGGCTGGCCCTGGTGGCCTACACGCTCGCCGTCAGCAACGCCGCGACGCGCCGGGCGATGAGCACATACGAGGGCTGGCTCGCGGAGTATGCCGCCGAGCAGGAGGCCGAGGCCGTGCGGGCCCTTGCCGAGGATCCCTATCAGCTGCAGCTCGACGCCGAGGCCGAACAGTTGGCAAAGGTCTTGTATGGCGTCAAGGATAACGACACCGACGATCTTCGGACGATGTGCTGGTGTGTCCTAAACAGAGTTGATAACTCGGCGTTTCCCTCGACGCTGGATGAAGTGATCTCGCAGCCGAAGCAGTGGATGCGCTACGATCCCGATAACCCCATCATTGAGAACCTATACCAGCTGGCCCGGGAACAGCTCGACGCCTGGCACAGCAACAGCCGCCGGCCTGTCTCGTCAGATTTCGTTTACATGAATTGGACCGCATCGGACATCTGCCTGCGAGACGCGTGGCTGGATGGCAGCGGCACGCACTATTGGCGCTACGGGCAATAAGAAAGGAGAAAGATATGTCTGTAAAAATCACAGCTCTGCAGGCCGAGAATGTCAAGCGCATCAAGGCCGTGGAGCTGACGCCGGCCGAGAACGGGCTGACCGTGATCGGCGGCAAGAACGCGCAAGGGAAGACCTCGGTGCTGGACTCCATCGCCTGGGCGCTGGGCGGGGACCGCTTCCGTCCTTCGCAGCCGCAGCGCGAGGAGAGCGTCATCCCGCCGAACATCAAGGTCACGCTCTCCAACGGTCTGATCGTGGAGCGCAGCGGAAAGAACAGCAGCCTGAAAGTGATCGACCCGTCCGGCAACCGTGGCGGGCAGCAGCTGCTCAACTCCTTTATTGAACAGCTGGCGCTCGATCTCCCGCGCTTCATGGGGATGAACGGAAAGGACAAGGCGAACACGCTGCTGAAGATCATCGGCATTGGCGATCAGCTGTACGTCCTCGATCGGAAGGAGGCGGAGCTCTACAATGAGCGCCTCGCGATCGGCCGCATCGCCGACCAGAAGAAGGCCACGGCGAAGGAGCTGCCGTTCTTTGACGGGATCCCGGAGGAGCCGGTCAGCGCCTCGGAGCTCATCCGGCAGCAGCAGGATATCCTCGCGCGCAACGGCGAGAACGCCCGTAAGAGAGAGCGCAAGGAAGAGCTGGCGAAGGAGCTGCGATCCGTCATGGATAAGCTCAACGAGCTGACGCAGCGCAGGGACAAGCTCGAGGCGGATTATGAGATCGCCTGCCGCGACGCCGTCGATCTCCACGACGAGAGCACCGAGGAGCTCGAAAACAATATCCGTGAGATCGACGCCCTCAACGCCAAGATCAGGACCAACGCCGTGCACGCGGCCGCGGAGCGCGAGGCCAAGCAATACGGCGATCAGTACGACGCGCTCACCGGACAGATCGAGGATCTGCGCGCGCAGCGCCTGGCGCTTCTGGACGGAGCGGATATGCCGCTGCCCGGCCTCTCCGTGGAGCAGGGCGAGCTGACCTATCAGGGGCAGGCATGGGACAACATGAGCGCGGCCGAGCAGCTGCGCGTCGCCACGGCCATCATCCGCAAGCTGAATCCCGAATGCGGCTTCGTGCTGATGGATAAGCTCGAGCAGATGGACCTTGATACCCTGCGCGAGTTCGGCGCCTGGCTCGAGAGCGAAGGCCTGCAGGCGATCGCGACGCGCGTCAGCACCGGCGACGAGTGCAGCATCATCATCGAGGACGGCACGGTCAAAGACACGCCGGCCGAGCCGGTCAAGCCCACATGGCAGAAAGGAGCCTTCTAAATGGGGAAATACAGCACCAGCAGCAGTTTCAGCTATGCACCGTACAAGCTGATCATCTACGGTCCCGAGGGTATCGGCAAGACGCTGTTTGCCTCGCGCTTCCCTGATCCGGTGTATCTCGACACCGAGGGAAGCACCCGGCACTATGACCTGAAGCGCATCGTACAGCCGAACGGCGAGAGCACGCCGACCAGCTGGCAGATGGTGAAAGAGATGGCCGAGGCCGTGCGCGACGGAGACATCCCGTGCAAGACGCTCGTGATCGATTCTCTCGACTGGGCCGAGGCTCTGTGCGCCGCAGCGGTATGCGCCAAGCAGGGCGTGAAGGGCATCGAGGACTTCGGGTACGGAAAAGGATATGTGTACCTGGAAGAGGAGTTCGGACGCTTCCTGAACCTGCTCAACGAAGTCTACGGCAAGGGAATCAACATCGTTGGCACCGCGCACGCCACCATGCGCCGGATCGAGCTGCCCGAGGAGACGGGCGCATTCGATCACTGGGAGTTAAAGCTTGAGAAGAAGACGGCGGCTCTCGTTAAGGAGTGGGCGCAGATCATCCTCTTTGCGAACTATGAGACGATCGTGATCTCCGGAAAGAACCCCATGGAAAAGAACAAGGCGGCCGGCGGCAAGCGCGTCATGTACTCGAATCACACGCCGTGGTTCGATGCGAAGAACCGATTCAACCTCCCCGAGAAAATGCCGCTCGACTTCGACGCTATCAAGCACCTGTTTCTGTATGAGCAGCCCGAAGAGGCACCGCAGGCCACCGTGATGGCCGCTCCTGCGCCTCAAGCCGCCACGGCAGGGGAACAGCTCTCCATGAATATCTCTGCCCGGGAAACGCCTGTACAGGCCTCTCCGGAGGAGTTTGAGAAGGAGAGCAAAGAAGAGCTGCCCTTCAAGTTCGGCAGCGAGGAATACCCCGGCCTCCCCGCAAAGATGGCAGATCTCGCACGCACCGCCGGCATGACGCTCGAAGACATCAAGCAGACGATCGGCGCCGGCGGCTGGTATCCGAAGGGAACGCCGATCGAGAAGATCGACCCCGGCTTCTTTGATCACCTTGTGGCTCATTGGGACGACTTTGTCGCCCTTTGGAAAAAGAATAAATAACAGGAGGAAAATACAATGGCAGACAACATCGAGAGAGAGCTCGGCTGGGACGAGGCTATCGAGAACGACGGCCCGGAATTCGTCCTTCTCCCGGAGGGAGAGTATTCCTTCCGCGTCGACGGCATGGAACGCAAGCGCTTCTCCGGATCGGACAAGCTTCCGGCCTGCCCGATGGCGGAGCTGAAGATCCGCGTCTTCGGCGACGACGACAAACAGACCATGATCACGCATCGCCTGTATCTGCACACCCGGACTGAGGGCCTGCTGTGCGCCTTCTTCACGGCGATCGGGCAGCGCAAGCACGGTGAGCGCCTGACGCCGAAGTGGACGGGCGTGGTCGGCAGCACCGGCCGATGCAAGGTGTCGCAGCGTACATACAACGGCAATCAGTATAACGATATCAAGGCCTTCCTCGAGCCGGCCGAGAAGCCTGCCGGCGGCTGGGGCGGCGGGGCGTTCTGATGGAGATCCGACCGTACCAGCGTGACGCGATCGAGGCCATCGAGGGCGAGTGGGACAAGGGCGTCGACAAGACGCTCCTTGTCCTCCCGACGGGTACGGGCAAGACGGTAGTGTTCTGCCGGGTGACGGAAGACCAGGTCCGGGAAGGTGGGCGCGTGCTGATCCTCGCACACCGAGGCGAGCTGCTCGACCAAGCGGCGGACAAGCTCTTCAAAGTCACGGGCCTGCGCTGCGCGATCGAGAAGGCAGAGGAGCACAGCTTGAACAGCTGGTACCGCGTGACCGTCGGCAGCGTGCAGACGCTTATGAGAGAGACGAGGCTCGCGCAGTTCCCGCAGGACCATTACACCCACATCATTGTGGACGAGGCGCACCACGTGCTCGCAGACAGCTACAGGCGCGTTTTGGAGCACTTTCCCGACGCGAAGGTGCTGGGGGTTACCGCTACACCCGATCGGGGCGATATGCGCAATCTGGGCTCTGTGTTCGGCTCTCTGGCCTATGAATACACGCTCCCCCGCGCGATCAAGGACGGATACCTTTGTCCGATCAAGGCGCAGACGATCCCGCTGAAGCTGGATCTCTCCGGCGTCGGGATCCAGTCCGGCGACTTCAAAGCCGGAGATCTCGGCACGGCGCTCGATCCGTACCTCTCGCAGATCGCCGACGAGATGGCGGGCTACTGCAAGGGACGTAAGACAGTGGTGTTCCTGCCGCTCGTCAAGACCTCGCAGAAGTTCAGGGACATCCTCAACAGCAGGGGCTTCCGCGCGGCGGAGGTCAACGGGAACAGCGACGACCGCGCGCAGATCCTCGCGGACTTCGACGCCGGGGAATACGACGTGCTCTGCAACAGCATGCTGCTGACGGAGGGCTGGGACTGCCCGAGCGTAGACTGCATCATCGTACTGCGCCCGACGAAGATCCGGAGCCTGTACGCGCAGATGGTCGGCCGCGGGACGCGGCTCTGCGAGGGGAAGGACCACCTGCTCCTGCTTGACTTCCTGTGGCACACTGAGCGGCACGAGCTTTGTCATCCCGCCTCGCTGATCTGCGAGAGCGAGGACGTCGCCCGAAAGATGACCGAGAACATCGAGGCCGCGGGCTGCCCCGTCGATATCGAGGAGGCCGAGGAGAAGGCCAAGAGCGACGTGATCGCGGCCCGGGAGGAGGCGCTTGCCAAGCAGCTCGAGGAGATGCGCACGCGCAAGAGGAAGCTCGTGGATCCTTTGCAGTTCGAGATGTCGATCCAGGCCGAAGACCTCGCGAGCTACGTTCCAGCCTTCGGGTGGGAGATGGGCCCGCCATCGGAGGCGCAGAAGAGCACGCTGGAGAAGCTCGGCATTTTCCCCGACGAGATCGACAACGCCGGCAAGGCGAACCTGCTGCTTGACCGTCTGGCGAAGCGCAGGGAAGAGGGCCTTACCACGCCGAAGCAGATCCGCTTCCTGGAGAGCAAGGGCTTCCAGCACGTCGGCACCTGGGACTTCGACGCCGCGAAGAAGCTGATCGACAGGATCGCGGGCAACGGCTGGCACATCCCGCACGGCGTTGAGCCGAGCACCTATGTGCCCGTGAGCGTCGCGCAGCAGCAAGCCATGAAAGGATGGTAAAAGAAATCGGCCGCCCCGCTGCAACCGGGACGGCCGAAGGAAGTAGGCATTCAAACATACATCCTGTGAGCTGATTATAGCACACGGGATCCGGATATGACAAGGAGGAAAAATTGAGCTTTTACGAGAAGGCCGCTGAAAAGCTGAAGAAGGATCTCAACGGCATCACAGACGTGCGCGGCGCCGCTATGAAGGACGCAGTGAAGGAAGCGCTGCTGGACTTCGCCGAACAGGAAGATGAATTCGCACAGGCGATCGTCCAGGGCGGCAGTTTCAAGGACTGTATGGCCGCAGTGGCAAGAGGTGTCGGTCGAAGCATCTCCGATCTCGAAGCGTACCGCCGCGCCGTGCAGTTCTATTTCCCAGGAGCCGAGATTCGTATGCAAATGACCATCGACCTGATCGCAGACGCCGCCGGCGAGCCACAGGAGCGGATCATGGGCCCGATGATCCTGGACTTCACGCAGTTCCTGTGAGGTGGCTATGAGTATCGTATGCAATTTGGCCGATACCGAGCAGAAGGAGATCCTCAAAAAGTTCAGCGGATGCCTGGACGCTGAAGAGGAGGACACGATCCGCGGCTTCTTTCCACAGTATCTTTTCTTCTATAACAGCGCAGGGGACGACAGCGGATATGGAGACGACGCGCCGGTCAGGATGTGCTATGTCACCTGCTGCCGGCAAAGCTTTGAAGGAGTCCGCGCCAATTATGCGCGAGGAAGGATTCACAATGAGAACGTGACATGCCCGATATGCGGCAAAACGCTGACGGGCAAGGCTGTCCATAAGTTCAGCTACAGCATGAATACGCTGCAGAGTTGGGTCAAGACGGCCGTCGCCATGCCGCTGCCGGACGGCGGCCTGCTAATCGAAGCAGGAAATGCGAGACGCCGTTTCAACTGGGACGATCTGGACGGAGAAATAGACTGGTATCCGAATAAGCGATACTACTTCAACCGCGGCGTTGTACAAATGTGGAACGAGCGGGTAGATAACTGGGCCTTCTGCAAAGAAGAGGTCGATATAAACTGGCATACCAGCAAAACAATCTCGGAGCCGTTCCCGCCGAACATGATGGGAAACGCATATTACACCGGGGAATACAACATTGTCGGGCTGGAATCTGCGCTCGATCAATCCGCGTTCAAGTACTGCCAGTTAATCCAGTATTACAAGGATTTCGTCGGTGCAGATTTGGACTGCTGTGAGACGGACAAAGGCATGATCAAGTATCTGGCACAATATGCTCTTCACCCTCAGATCGAAATGGCCGTGAAGTTTGGATTGCATGAGGCGGTTCGGGATCTTGTCATGGATGGGAAGAAGAACTACAGAATGCTGGACTGGGATGCTACGCGGCCGGATGCCTTCCTTCGCATGAGCAAACAGGACGCTCGGCTGTTTATCAACAACGACATGGACTTCCAGGACCTGAAGAACTGGCGGGAGATCTGCGGAAAGATAAGCTTTTCGCGTTTTCTATCCCTGACGGACAGTACCGGCGGAACAGAGAACATGAGAAAGATCGCGGAGTGTGCAAAGAAATCCGGCGTCACTCTGGAAAAAGCCGTCCGCTATGTAAAAAGCATGGGCTGTTGCTGCTGGAGAGGCGGCGGCGTGCCGATCGGAACGATCATCAGCACCTGGAAGGACTATCTCGACATGGCTCTGCAACTCCACTATGACATGACGGAGCCGACGGTTGCCATGCCGAAGGATCTGCAGCAGCGCCACGATGTCGCGGCGGATATCGTCAAGCATCAGGCAAATGAGGCAGAGCTGCAAAAGTACAAGAAGAGACGGCGGATGCTGGAAAAGAAATACGGCTTTTCTATGGACGGCCTCTGCATCCTGATCCCGAAGGGATCCGAGGAGATTGTAAACGAAGGCCGGACACTGCACCACTGCGTCGGCGGCTATGCCCAGCGCCACATCTACGGGACGACAACGATCCTGTTTCTGCGGCATCAGAAAAAGCCGGGGAGATCCTTCCTGACGATCGAGCTTTATGAGGAAAAGAAGCAGATAAAAATCAGGCAGATCCACGGATACCGAAACGAAAACTACGCTTTGCCGGGAAAGACATTAAGCCCGAGAGAAAAATACGCCTGGTTCCTTGACGTTTGGCTTTCGTGGGTAAATAGCGGAAGCCGAAGAGATAAGGAAGGCAGGCCGATCCTATCAGAGAGTGAGGATGAAAAAACCGCATGAATGAGTTGGATATCAGAAAGCCATATGAGTTGGAGCAGATGACGCCGGATCAGCTGGGCGGAGAGATCCGCCTGCTGGCGTCGCAGGCGAGGAGGATGGCGCTGTCCTATGCCGTCGAGATCGGACACAGACTGTCGCTCGCCAAGGAGAAGGTTGCTCACGGTGAGTGGCTCGACTGGGTAGCCCGAGAGACCACGCTGAGCCAGAGCAGCGCAAACAAGATGATGCGGCTGTATGAAGAATACGGAAGCCGTCAGGAGAGTCTCTTCGGGGCGGAGGTAAATTCGTCGGCGTTGACGAATTTGAGCGTTTCAAACGCGCTCGCTCTCCTCGCCGTCCCGGCCGAGGAAAGAGAGAAGGCGGCCAAGGATCTCGACGCCGAGCATCTCTCCAGCCGCGAGCTGAAGGAAGCCATCGCCGAGCGTGACGCCGCCCGCAAGCAGCTGCAGACCGCGGAGGTGCGGCTGGCGGATACGGAGAAGAGCCTTGCGAAAGCACAGGAGACGGAGAGCGAGCTGATACGGAAACTCTCGGAGGCCAAGAAGGACGTGCTCGCCGCCGACCAGATGGCGGAACAGAACGAGAAAGAGCTGAAGGCCCGCATCAAGGAGCTGGAGGAGCGCCCGATCGAGGTGGCCGTGCAGCGCGACGAGAAGGCCATCGAGGAGGCCGCAACGCTCGCAAGGGAAAAGGCAGAGGCTGAATCCCTGGAGAAGCTTTCCGCCCTTCAGAAGAAGCTTGAGAAGGCCGAGAAAGAGAGGGACAAGCTGAAAGCCGCGGCGGAAAAGGCCGGCAGCGGCGCCGCCGGTAAAGCGGCCGCAGCGGAACAGGAAGCAGCTGCTGCCCGCGCCGAGATCGAGCAGTTGCGCCGGCAGCTCGCCGCCAGCGATAAGGACGTGACCGAGTTCATCCTTCACAGCAAGCAGGTGCAGGAGAGCTTCAACGGGATGTTCACGGCGCTGGATAAGATCGCCGCCCGGGATATGACTACGGCGCAGAAGCTGAACGCCGGCGTGATTGCGCTGCTCAAGCGCTTCGCCGATCGGTGCACCGGGCTCAGCGAGAGGAAGAGTGATGCGGCTCCGCTCCCGGGTCAGTCCGTCATGGGGGGGTGAAGTGGTAATGGCAAGCACCAAGGAGCTGCCGATCGGAACTGTCCTCCTCGGCGACGACATGAAGCCACAAGGGATCTATACCCGCTGCCCGCACTGCGGCATGACGGATTACAACACCATGAATCAGGGAATTCGCCATGCACATTTCAAATCGTGGACTGTAGCGGGGCGGTCAAAGTACAACTGCGGCCGGTGCCGGAACGACTTCTATACCTTGACAATAACCATCCCGAAAGGGATCGACTTCAAGGATCTGCTGGCCCGTGTGATCGAGATTTTCGGAGGCATCGAAGAGCATGAAGAAAGCAACGACAGTTGAAGGGCGCGCTCTTGAGATCGCCGCCGTCATCATGCAGATAGACGGGCTGTGCCGATACGACTCCGTAGAGAAATGCCACCACGTCTATGTTGATGAGCATGTATGCAGGCGCTGTATCAAGGCCTGGCTGCTCAGCAGGGCGAAGCGCGAGATCCTGAAAGAACAGAAAGGACGGCCGCATGAGAACGATTGACATACTGACAGTTCCGTACACGATCGAGTTTAAGGACTTCGATGCCGACCCTCATTTCAAGAAGTATTCCTGGTGTGGATACTGCGATTTCTACGGGAAGCGGATCGTGATCTGCAATCCCGATTCCATGCGCGGATTCGAGGACCAGCCGAGACGCAGCCGGACGAAGATGTGGAAGCACGCGCTGCGGCATGAGATCGTGCATGCCTTCCTGAATGAGAGCGGACTGGAAGCCTGCTCATTCTCCTATGACGGGCCGTGGCCGAAGAACGAGGAGATGGTCGACTGGATCGCCTGTCAGGCCGCGAAGATCGTCAAGGCCTGGAGAGAGGCGGGCGCGATATGATAGTCGATCAGCTTCTTGAATGCGGTCTTCTCATTCTGCAGGATGGCTGCCCGCCGGATCCGGAGAGATACATCTGCAAGGAGAGCGAGTTCTTTGACGAGACTGCCTGCCAGAGATGCTGGACGAGGTATCTGTTCGACGTTGCCAACGGGAGAATCCGGAAAGAAAACACAGCTGTGAGGAAAATATTATGAGCGTATTTGTCAAAGACATGCAGATGCCGAGCGGATGCGGATCCTGTGACTTCGCCAACTTCTTCAGCGATGGAGAGCCGTACTGCCGGCGCCTCATGAAAAGGGTGAAGGCAAGTAGCCGGCTTCCTGATTGCCCCATATCTGCCGTCCCTGACGTCGGGGATTTGGTGAGCCGCAACTGGCTGAGAAAACAGGGTTATTACTTCCCTTGTGCTATAGGAACCGAATATGCCATTCCGCTTCGAGCGTTACTTGAAGCGCCGACTATTATCCCAGCAGATCCTTTGCTCCCGAAAACTCCGGTAAATCACGGCTCGTGCGGGGCCACAACAAAAGAGGAAGCCATGAAGATGCTCGGCCTTGAGCCGGACAAGGAGGACACAAATACATGAAACACTATGAAGATCTCGTCAAGCAGCTCCGGGATGGGACAGGGCTGCCCGTACTCAAGCAGCTCATGGACAGGGCGGCCAACGCCATTGAAGAGCTGCTTGTCATCAACAGCGGGCTCAGAGCCGGCACCACAAAAGCCGCTCTCAAGATGGCCCAGATGCACGCGCTCTCTCTTGAGGAGAGAGAGGTATTCCTGACCGCTATCGAGAAGTGGGGCGCCGAAGCTCAGATCATGATGGTCTTTGAGGAGATGTCCGAGCTGCAGAAGGAGCTCTGCAAAAACTACCGCGGGAATACCAATGTCGAGAGTATCGCCGACGAGATAGCCGACGTCGAGATCATGCTCGCGCAGCTGAAGATCATCTTCGGGATCGAGAACTCGGTCCGGAAGCACAGGAAGGCCAAGATCGACCGTCTAATGAACAGGCTCGGAATGAAACCGTGAACGCCATGACAAACGAATCCGATCTCAATTTAATAGAGCTCCTGGAGTACATAGATCCGCGGGACTGCGATTATACCGACTGGCTCTCGATCGGCATGGCGCTCAAAGAAGCCGGCTATCCGTGCTCGGTCTGGGATGAATGGTCCCGGAGAGATCCCGGGCGTTTCCACGACGGGGAAACCTGGAGGAAATGGGACAGCTTCCGAGGCGCTGCGACGCCGATCACTGCGGGGACGCTGGTTGCTATGGCCAAAGAGCACGGATGGCAGCCTGCCAAGGCCGGGCACGAGATCGGCTGGGGCGACGAGATAGGCGGAAAGGACAGCCAAGTCGTCGTGAAGAAGGGCTGGCTCGAGAGCATCGAGGTCAAAGAACCGGAGACATGGGATCCCGTTGAGCAGCTGATCACTTATCTCGACACGCTTTTTCAGGATGAAGAATATGTCGGCTATGTCACCGAGGTCTGGGAGAAGGACGGCAGGATCCTGCCGACGGCCGGTGCATATGACCGCACCGCGGTGCAGCTCAAGGCCGCCCTCAAACACTGCGGCGGTGACATCGGCGCGGTGATCGGCGATACGAACCCGGAGGGCGGCGCATGGATCCGCTTCAATCCTCTCGACGGCAAGGGCGTGAAGAACGACAACGTCACGGATCTGCGCTATGCCCTGGTCGAATCCGACGATACGGATCTCGGCCAACAGAACGCCATTCTCCGAGAGCTCGAGCTTCCGATCGCTGCGTTGGTGTACAGCGGCGGAAAGAGCCTGCATGCTATCGTGCACATCGACGCGCCGAACTATGAGGAGTACCGCAAGCGCGTGGAATTTCTCTATGACATCTGCCGGAAGAACGGACTGCAGCCGGACAAGCAAAACAAAAACCCGTCCCGCCTGTCCCGTATGCCCGGTGTGCTGCGCAAAGGGCACAAGCAATTCCTGCTCGGAACGAACCTCGGCAAGAAGAACTGGGCGGAGTGGCGCGAATGGATCGAGAGCGTCAACGACGATCTGCCGGATCCCGAACCGCTCGTCGACGTCTGGGACAAGCTGCCGGCGCTCTCGGATCCTCTGATCGACGGCGTCCTTCGCAAGGGGCACAAGCTTCTGCTGGCCGGTCCGTCGAAGGCAGGCAAAAGCTTTGCGCTCATCGAGATGGTGATCGCTATTGCCGAGGGTAGGCCGTGGTTCGGCTTCCCCTGCGCGCAGGGCCGCGTGCTGTATGTCAACCTGGAGCTCGACCGTGCGAGCTGCCTGCACCGTTTTAAGGACGTATACGATGCCCTCGGATGGAAGCCGAAGAACATCAGCGCCATTGACATCTGGAACCTCCGCGGCTCGTCCGTGCCTATGGATAAGCTTGCCCCGAAGCTGATCCGCCGCGCATCGAAGAAAGACTATGCCGCGGTCGTGATCGATCCGATCTATAAGGTTCTTACCGGCGACGAGAACAGCGCCGACCAGATGGCCGCCTTCTGCAATCAGTTCGACCGTGTATGCCACGAGCTCGGCGCCGCGGTGATCTACTGCCACCACCACTCGAAAGGATACCAGGGACAGAAGCGAAGCATGGACCGCGCCTCCGGCTCCGGCGTCTTCGCGCGAGATCCCGACGCCCTGCTCGACATGACAGAGCTCGAGGTCACGGAAGCGCTCGAGAAGCAGCAGGAGAACCGGCGCGCGTGCTGGGCCATCGAGACGTGGCTTGACGCGCATATCAAAGGCTGGCGCGATCATGTAAGTCAGGACGACGCTCTTAACGAGAAGACCTTCCTGTGGGCCCTGGAGGACGTTTTGAGCAACGATCAGATGGATGCCGTGCGCGAGTTCGCCGACAGGAGCAAAGCCGCTGTAAAGCAGCTGACGGCCTGGAGAATCGAGGGGACGCTGCGAGAGTTCGCGCGCTTCGCTCCGGTCAACGTCTGGTTCGACTACCCGATACATGTCGCCGACGACACCGGCGCGCTGCAGGATATCAATCCAGAGGGCGAAACGCAGAGTTGGAAGAACACATGGAAGGGCAATTTCCGAAAGAAGAGGAGCAGAGAAGACAGCGCCGCAGACCGACGGAGATCTATCGACGCAGCCTTTGAAGCTCTGAACTTTGACGGCGAGGCCGAGCTCACGGAGATGGCCGAGCGTCTCGGAAAGAAGCCCGACACCCTCAGAAAGAACCTCAAAGAGCACGGTGGATATCAGCTCAAGGACGGCGTCATCACGCGCCGGACAGCGGCAAATATCGATTAAAATACCGTGCCGCAATCGGAGGCAAAAATCGGAGTTCAACCGATAATTGCCGAACGGCAAAATACGGTATCGACACCGAGAAATGCCGCGCGGCAAAAATCGGAGTTAACACCGAGAAATGCCGCGGCATTGAATATATCCCTTACGGGATATATTTTGCCGGACAAGTCCGTCACGGGGGCAGGGAAGGGCGGCTGTAAGCTGCGCCGCCCTCCCCGCCACCTCCCGTGACTATCCGCAAAAATGAAAGGAGAAAGAATGATCACGACGGAAGATCACATCTGCCCAATTACCAAGGAAACTTGCCGTGAAGACTGCGCATGGAATGTCAATGAAAAGAGAACGGTGAAGTCCGGCCCGATCGTAAAGACGACCAAGCCTCTGTGCGCGGCCGCTGTCATCGCTGATTCCTTGAGAGTGTTTGTGCAACTGATGGAGGCCGACGCGGATGAATAAGATCCAGTTCTTCATGCCGATGGCGCGGCTGCCCACCGCGACCGGACAGGAAAAAGGATACAGCTCGAAGTCCGGGACCTACTACGAGCCCGACGCCGTGAAGATGGCAAGAGCAAAGCTGAACGCACACCTTGCTCCGAACAGGCCGCAGGAGCCGCTCAAGGGGCCGCTGCGGCTGGTGGTGAAGTGGTGCTACCCGGAAGCAAAAACGCATCCTTCGGGTACGTGGAAGGACACGCGGCCTGATACAGACAACCTGCAGAAGATCCTCAAGGACGAGATGACCAGGCTCGGCTTTTGGAAGGATGACGCCCAGGTCTGCAGCGAGACCATCGAAAAGTTTTACTGGATCCCGCCGGGGATCTATATCGAGATCGAGGAGATGAAACTGTCATGATCGATACAGAAGAAGATCTCACCACGAAGGTGTACGAGATCGAGATCCGCAACCTGCGCGAGTGCTCGAGGAAGTCGAACCTCTCGCTCTATATCCGGGGCGTGTGCGAGGAAGGCGCCAACGCGCTCGAGAAGCTGTCTGTATCCAATACCAGGATGAGCAGCGAGCTCACCGGCGCTCTGAGTATCCTGCATGCGGAGAAGATGAGCCAGGAGCATCCGTTCGGCTGGGTGGTGATCACCGACGCCGGCGGGACAAAGAAGCAGTGCCCGGTGTGCAGAGAGAATGTCCCCGTCAAGCTGCCCTATCGATACTGCCCGTATTGCGGGCGGCGCCTGCTGACCGCCGATGAATTGAAGAAGATCGCGGACGAAGAGCTGGAGGGTAAGGATGCGCATACATAATCTCAACACTGAGACCAAGCATTTCCGCGATGTATGGGAGGGAAAGAAGAAGGCCGAGCTTCGCAAGGACGACCGCGGCTATGAGGTAGGCGACGGGCTCATGCTCTGGGAGATCCGGAACGGAGAGCGAACAGGATCCCGTCAGATGCTGCTTGTGACACACGTTCTTCGCGGCGTCCCTGAGTACGGCCTGCAGGAAGGATACTGTATCCTCTCCTTCGATCATGTGGGCGTAGAGCATGAGGCGGAAGAGATCGTACGTGCGCTGCGATTGTGCTCCGAAGGCGCACCGTGCAGCGACTGCCCGCAGCGGCCAAAGAAATGGAACTGCGACTGGAAACTCATGGAGAAGGCTGCAGATCTGATCGAGCATCTGTCTATCAAGGCGAAGAACTACCAGAAGGCGCTCGAAGCGGTGGATGGAAAACCCGATGGACAGTGACATGAACAGATACCGCGCGGTGGCGATCTTTTCGGATATCGAAAACGAGAAGATCTCCGACCGGGAAAAGGCGGCAGCGATCTACCTCGTGGCTACTCGGCCGGAGCGGATGCATGAAGTCAAAAAGGAAGCGATGCGCAAAGTGATTCTTTGGCTGTGGCATAGGAACTTTTTAATACTGAAAAAGAAGAAACCCGACTTGTGATTTTCGGAACTTTTTGAGGAATTTGGCTTGATAAAAACAGCATAAATATTGACACTCAAACAGCAGAAATCCTGCAAAAATTTTTGTCAATAAATATGCTGTTTTGCTCGAACGATTTTCCCCGTGTTTTCAATGCTTTCAGGTTTTTTTACCCCTTGATTTTGCGGGATAATCACGTATGCCTGTAAATAGGGAAAAACGAGTACGTAACTTTTTGGAGGTTTTCGAGAGCCGCTTATGAGTGAAGAATTATACTTCAAAAATGCACCGAGAGCAGAGGATGGCGCCCCTTGTGTGAGGCCCGGCACCTCATCAAATCCCGGTCTCTTCTGCCGAATGGATCGGAGGAATTGTAAGAGCTGTGGCTTCAATCCCATAGTGGCTGAGCGACGGCTCAAGCAGATCCGAAAGAAGCAGGCGGATCCGGAAGAAAAGCCTCGGCGTGTCAAGCCGCCAACCTGGGCGACGGATTACGCAGACGTTAAGGCGCGCTGTCCTTTCTATCTCGGCATCGACAAAAACAATAAGTATATCCTGTGCAATGGGCTGAGAAAGAAATCCAATCTCATGATGCACTTCACGAGGAAGGAGGACTTCGACGCTTATACGAAAGCTCATTGTAAGGGACATTACTCCGCTTGCCGTTTATATCAGATTATGAACGGTAAATGAAAAGGAGAAGTGCTCAAAGCTTTGACAGCAGGGGGGATGACCCCCTGCTTATTTTATTTTGTCCAGCTGTTAGAAAAGACCGTTCGGCATCTGATATGATCGGCAAAAAAGGAGGCGAGTTCGTGGTCAAAAAGACGCGCCCTGACTGGAAAAAGATCGCAACTGAATATATCACGGGCGACATCTCGATGAAGCGGCTCGCTGAGAAAAGAAACGTCCCGCTGCGTACGCTCAAAGACCGGGCAAAACGAGAGCTTTGGTCAAGCCAGCGTGCAGAGTACCGGCTGAAAACTGGATTCGAGGCCGTCAAGGATCTCGCACCTGCGCCTGTCCCGGACGTACGCCCGGAAGATCGGGACGATATTGAACGCGTTTTCCGTGCGACGGATCTTGTCATGGACAAGGTCGTGGAGCTGCTCGAGACCCGGCGCGCGATCGACGGCAAGGAGCTGCAGGCGATCATGACAACGATCGAGAAGGCGAAGGCCGTCAAGATGCTGCGCTCTGCACTGGACGTCCGCGAGCAGGAGGCCAGGATCAAGGCGCTCGAGAAAGAGAACGTGAGCGGAGACGCCGATCCCGTCGAGATCTGCTTCTCACCCGAGGCGGAGGAGGCGTCGATATGAGGACGCTGAAGATCCCGATGCCGAGCGAAAAGCAGATGCTCTTTCTCAAAGACGGCCACCGCTACGTCGCCTTCGGAGGCGCGCGCGGCGGAGGAAAGAGTTGGGCCGTGCGCGTGAAGGCTGTGCTCCTGTGCGAGAAGTATCCGGGCATCAAGGTGATGATCGTGCGCAAGACCTATCCGGAACTGCGCGCCAACCACATCACGCCGCTGTGCGATATGCTGCTCTGCGGTGCAGATAAGAGCAAGCGCTTCGCCTCGTACAACGACAGCAAGAAGGAGATCAGTTTCCCGAACGGAAGCATGATCCTGTTTCGCTACTGCGACACGCTCCTGGACGCCGACCGCTTCCAGGGCACAGAGGTCGACGTCCTCTTCGTTGACGAGGCCACGCAGCAGACGGAAGAGCAGATGGACAGACTGCGCGCCTGCGTCCGCGGCGTCAACAGTTTCCCGAAGCGGATCTATTACACCTGCAACCCGGGCGGCGTCGGCCACGGATGGGTCAAGCGCCTGTTCATCGACCGCAGATACAGAGGCAGCGAGCGGGCGGAGGACTATGCTTTCATCAAGAGCCTTGTGACGGACAACGCCGTGCTCATGCGCGAGGATCCGGATTACATCCGCAGACTCGAAGCGCTTCCGCCGAAGCTGCGCAAGGCGTGGCTCAACGGCGAATGGGACGTGCTCGAGGGACAGTTCTTTGAGGACTTCCGTACCTTCCCGGACATGGAGGCGGCACGCGAGGCCGGCTGCGAACTGAGCGAGGAGGAGCTGATCCGGCAGCGGCGCTGGACGCACGTGATCGAGCCGATCGACCTGTCGAAGGGACCGGCTGCGGGATGGAGGATCTATCGGAGCTACGACTTCGGATACGGCAAGCCCTTCTCCTGCGCGTGGTGGGCTGTCGATTACGACGACGTCGCCTATCGGATCCTCGAACTGTACGGCTGCACCGACACGCCCAACGAGGGATTGAAGTGGACGCCGGCGCAGCAGTTCGCCAAGATCGCGGAGATCGAACGCGAGCATCCGTGGCTCAAAGGAAAGAGCATCCAGGGCGTGGCGGATCCCGCCATCTGGGACGCGAGCCGCGGCGAGAGCGTGGCCGAGACCGCGGTGAAGTATGGGATCTACTTCACGCCCGGCGACAACAACCGTGTGAACGGCTGGATGCAGATGCACTACCGCATGCAGTTCGACGAGAACGGCTACGCCCGCCTGTATGTGTTCAGCAACTGCAAGGCCTTCATCCGCACGATCCCGCTGATGATGTACGACAAGTACCGCAACGAGGATCTCGATACCAATCTCGAAGACCACCCCGCCGACGAGGCGAGATACTTCTGTATGTCGAGGCCGGTCAGAGCGATCCGGCCCGTTGAAACGCAAGAAACGATATTCGATCCGCTCAATCAAATCAAGAACAGGAGGCAGTAAATGGACGAAAGAAAAGATGCGGCGCTGCTCACGGCCGAGCCCGGCGCCGGCGCGGAGGTCGTGAAAGCTGCGATCGTCGACGACAAGATGCTGCGCAAGCTGACACAGACCCTGCAGACCTACAAGACCGGCAAGGCCAAACTGGAAAGGCGCGTCGTGTCCGCCGAGAATTGGTGGAAGCTGCGCAACGCGGAGGAAGAGATCAAGGAGACCTCGCTCAATGACGGCGGCTTCCGGTCAAAGTCCGGCTGGCTGCATAACGTCATCGTCTCGAAACACGCCGACGCGATGGAGGCCTATCCCGAGCCCAACATTCTCCCGCGCGAGAGGGCCGACGTAGAGGAGGCAAGCCGCCTGTCCTCGATCATCCCCGTCGTGATGGAGCAGAACGACTTCGAGGACACGTATTCGAAGGTCGTGTGGGCCAAGCTCAAGTACGGCACCGGCGTGTATAAGGTGATCTGGGACGCCGACAAGCTCAACGGTCTGGGCGAGATCTCCGTGCTCTCGGTGGATCTTCTCAATCTCTTTTGGGAACCGGGCATTGACGATATCCAGAAGAGCAAGTGTTTCTTCCACACTTCGCTGGAGGATGTCGAGGCTCTCGAGGGACATTACCCGCAGCTGAAGGGCAAGATCAAGGGCAGCACCTTCACGGCTACCAAGTTCCTCTATGACGACACGGTCAGCACGAACGGGAAGTGCACCGTGATCGACTGCTACTACAAGAAGTGGGAACAGGGCCGGCAGGTCCTGCACTACGTCAAGTACGTCGGCAATTCGATCCTGTACTCCTCCGAGAACGAGGGCAAGCCGCTGTACGAGCACGCGAAGTATCCCTTCGTATTCGACACGCTGTTCCCGATCGAGGGCAGCCCGTGCGGCTACGGCTTCGTGGATCTGTGCAAGAATCCGCAGACGGCGCTCGACCTCATGGATACGGCGTTCATCAAGAACACGATGGTCGGTGCCATGCCCCGCTACTTCAAGCGGCAGGACGGCGGCGTAAACGAGGAGGAGTTCCTCGATCTGTCGAAGCCGCTCGTTTCCGTGGACGGCAACCTCGGCGACGACACGCTGAAGGTCATCGACTTCCGGCCGCTGAGCGGCTGGTATGTGAAATACCAGCAGACGAAGATCGACGAGCTGCGTGAGACCTCCGGCAACACGGAGACGGCGACGGGTTCCACGTCCCAGGGCGTGACCGCGGCCTCGGCCATTGCCGCCCTGCAGGAGGCGTCCGGCAAGGGCAGCCGCGACAGCACCAAGACGAGCTACCGCGCTTTCGGCGAGGTCACCGATTTCGTGATCGAGCTCATCCGTCAGTTCTATACGCTGCCCCGACAGTTCCGCATCGTCGGCGAGGGCGGCGCGCAGGAGTTCGTCTCGTACTCAAACGAGAACATCCGGCCGCAGCAGCAGCAGGCAATCGGCGGCCAGGACATGGGAATGCGTCTGCCCGTCTTCGATATCCAGATCAAGCCGCAGAAGGCCAGCACCTATACGAAGATGTCGCAGAATGAGCTCGCGCTGCAGTTCTACAACCTCGGATTCTTCAGCCCTCAGCAGGCCGACCAGACTGTAATGGCGCTCGACATGATGGACTTCGACGGGAAGGACACCCTTCGGCAGAAGGTCGTCGGCATGGGGACGATGTTCCAGGAGAACATCCAGCTCAAGCAGCTGCTCATGACGATGGCTATGAAGTACGAACCGGACATGGTGCAGGGACTCGCGGCCAAGTTCACCGGCCAGCAGATGCCGATGCCGCAGAAGATCAGCGGCGGCGACGTCGACCTGAAGGACGTGAACACCGACGAGGCGACGCACGTCACCAACGCCCGCGCGCAGGCCCGTGAGGCGAGCCAGCCTGTGGAGATCTGAGCATGGTCAACGTCACGTACAACAGGCGGGACACAACGCTGATCGTCAAAGGGCACGCTGGCGCCGCTCCGAGAGGGCAGGATCTTGTGTGCGCTGCGGCCTCTGTGCTCGCCTTCACCGCGCTCGCGGCAGTGGATGAAAACAAGGAGTGGTTCCTGCCCGCCGTTGTGACGGACGCCGACTCCGCTGATTTCAGGATCATGTGCAATCCCGTGGACGGACAGCTCGGCCGATGTCGCGACGTGCTCGACACGGTATTTACCGGTTTTGAAATACTCGCGGGAGAGTATCCCGACTACGTGAGAACGAATAAGGAGGACTGATCAAATGGCAAAAACCAATATGGTGATGATGGCCGACGGCGGCGGATCCGGGAAGAAGAAGGAAGAAAACAAACAGACTGCAGTCAGCGCGGCTCTTTCGGCTGGACTGGAGAAGGCGGCGGCTCAGGCCGCCACGACCTCGACCGGAGGCGGCGGCAGCACCACGCATATCAGCAGCAGCGGGAATGTGCACGGCGGATCGAGCGGAAGTTTCGGCGGAACTCCGAACACCTCCAGCGGCGGCAGCAACCAGATCACGTCTACGATTCAGAACAGTGTGGCGGCAGCTGCGCAGGCTGCGAAGAGCGCTACCGAGGCAGTCAATTATGCCGCGCAGGTAGCTGCGGCCACGCCCAAGGCGAGCAGCGGATCCGGAGGCACGAGCGGAGGAGGCGGCGGAAGCAGCAGCGGAGGCGGCTCGTCCTCTTCCGGCTCTACAGCTGCAGCCGTTCAGTCCGGCGTCGCCAACGTTCAGACTGAAGATCCCGAGCTGAGAAAAGTATATGAGACGGCGATGGCCACGCTCGAGGGGATGAAGGGCAAGGCCCCTGTGTACAGCTCGCAGTACGACGAACAGATCCGCGAGCTCTACGACCAGATCACCGGGCGCCAGCCGTTCAAATATGACAGTTCCACCGACCCGCTCTATCAGCAGTACCGCCAGAGCTATATCGCGGACGGCGAACGTGCCATGCGCGACACGATGGGGCAGGCCGCGGCGCTGACCGGCGGCTACGGCTCAACATATGCGCAGAGCGTAGGACAGCAGGCCTATGACCGCTACCTCGAGCGGCTTGCCGATATCCTGCCCGAGACCTACGGGCTCGCGCTGGACGCCTACAACGCCGAGGGCGACAGGCTGGACAAAGAGCTCGCCACGACGCAGGAGCTGGAGAAGAGCGATTATGACCGCTACCTCGACAGCCTCAACAAGTACTACAAGGATCTCTCTGTCGCTCAGGATGAAGCCGACACCGCCTACAGCCGCATGATCTACGGCGACGAGAAAGCGTACAGCCGCTCGAAGGACTATTACAACCGGCTCGTCAGTCTGATGGGGATCGGCTACAACCCGACAGCAGAGGACTATGAGATGGCCGGCATCACGCCTTCGCAGGGCGCCGCGATCCGTAAGTCGTATCTCGACTCTATCGCGCCGTCGTCTTCCGGCGGCGGAGGCGGATATGTTGCCCCGAAGAAGACGGAGACCACGGAAGAAAATGATGCTTTCGTGACGGCGTTCACGGACTGGCTCAACGGAGGATCGACCAAGAGTACGACTTCGGGTACAACCAAGAAGGGCACGAGCTCGTCGAGTTCCTCGAGTTCCGCGAGTTCGAGCAGCACCACGACCAAGAAGAAAACGACAACCGGTAACGGAGGGAGATAAATGGGATCTTTCGACGGCGATCTCCGAAAGGGTTTGCAGAAGAGCAACAGTTCCGGCGCGGAGAAGAAAAGCGTGGGGACGGCCAGGAAGTCGACCTTTGCAAGGGACACGTCTGCCGCGTCCGCTTCTCCGCTCCAGAAGACCACGCAGAAAGACGAGGCGTTTGAGCGCCTGCAGTCTGCATACTCCGCTCTTGATCAGAGCTCGCGGCAGAGATACGCGGGCCTCGTGCAGCAGGCGCTCGGCTCGTCGGCGCAGAGCTACGCGAGCGACTATAGCGCGCTGCAGGATCTGTTCTCCCGGGAGAGTTCCCGCACCGGGTACAGGAGCGCGGACGATGCGCGCCTGTTCAATCAGCGCGCGTCCGAGCAGGCGCAGTCTCTGTCGAGCCGGGCGGAGAGATACCAGAAGATGCTGGATCTCTTCGGCTCCGACATGGATGAGGATTTCCGCACAAGCTTTACCGATATGCTGTCCGGTACCGGGGAGGGCGTTTCGCAGATGCGGAAGTATGCCTCGGATACGCAGGACTTCTTCTCGCAGTTTGCGGATGAGAGCGAGTACAACGCCTACCAGGATATGATGTCGCACTACAACGCGGCCAAGGATGCCGGCAAGACCACCATGCAGTGGTATGACGAAGCCCTCGCCGCGCGCGACGAAGCCGACACCCGATTCAACGAGGCGCAGAGACGTCTCACGGATTTCGAAAACCAGAGCAGCGAGCTTGTGTTCGATCCGGAGACCGGCGCCTTTCTCGGGACGAGAGCGGATCTCGGCGAAGACTATTCCTCCCGGATCAGCAGCGCAAAAGAGGAGCGCGACGCGGCCGCCAAGGAAAAAGCCGAGCGGGCGCGTGATCTCTACTATGCCGACATGTTCCGGTATCAGGACTGGCAGATCAACGATGAAGACGTTCTCGCCGGCAAAGAGAAAATGGAAGCCGCGGACGCTGCCAACCGAGCGGTCAGCGAGATGGAGCGCCAAATCGACTATTCCAACTACTCGAAGACCGCGGGAGATCTCTCGTATGCAGAGCCGCTTGCCGACCAGTACAGAAGAGATTGGAGCTACAAGCAGCCCACGGACAAGTGGGAACAGAAGGACCTCGATCTCTATTACAGCCTGTTCAATTCGGATCCTGCTCTCGCGGATGAGTACGCGATCAAGATCAACAATCAGATCAACTCCCAGGCCTACGCCGAGAAGGTGAAGCCCGTGCAGGAGTGGATGGCCAGAGAAGAAGGGAAGTGGGGAAAGAACATCGTCACCGGCGGCGCGGCTCTTGCGGCCGGCGTTGCCAGCGCACCCGAGGATTTCTTCGACTACCTCGACATGATGGCGCAGCTTGCCGGGCGAGGTGTGGTCATGCAGAAGGCAGACCCGATCCTCGCGGACTATGCGGACGAGATGGTGGCGACGAGGGCGAAGGATCTGAACGACCTCGGCACCATTCAAAGCGGATGGTTCGAGGGGAAGGGCCTGGGCGATCTGTACCAGCTTAGCGAGAGTGTGCTCGAATCCATCACGCTCGGCAACCTGGCCGGACCTCTCGGCACCTCCGCCGTGTTCTTCGGATCCGCGGCGAAGGATGGGTTGAAAAGCGCCCTCGAAAATGGAGCATCGCCGAAGCAGGCAATGATCTATTCTGTCGTGTCCGGTCTGAACGAGGCGGCATGGGAATACTTCTCCGTCGACAAGATGCTGTCGATGAAGAGCCCGAAAAACCTCGCGCAGTTCTTCGGCGGTCTGCTTACGCAAGGCTTTGTCGAAGGATCCGAGGAGTTCAACACGTCCCTCGCGAACAGCGTCGCGCAAGCTATGATCCTGAAAGATAAGTCTGATATCGAGCTGAATATCCAGCGGTATATCAGCGAGGGCATGAGCTACGACGAGGCGAGGAAGAAGGCCATGCAAGACTGGGGTAAAAGCCTCGCCGCAGATTTCGCGGGCGGCATGATCTCCGGTATGGCATCCGGCGGCGTGCAGCAGATCGGATCCTCTGCCCGTGATGCGGTCACAGCCGTGGACGATCAGAGCGCGCGCGATATCATCGAGTACGGCAGAGAAGCCGGGGACCCGAAAGCAAAGGCCCTTGCCGAAAAGTATCAGAAGAGGATTGAGCAGCTCGACAGGAAAGGAAATCCCGGGAAGCTCAGCGTTGCGCAGTACAACAAGCTCGACCGCACGGCCACGCAGAGCTATGTGCAGGGCGATATCGAAACGGCCGCCGCTGCGGTCGAGGAGAAGCTGAAAGAGCGAGGGATCGAGTCTCCTGCGCTTGCAAGGGCCATTGCGACCGAAGCTCTTCGACAGGAGGCCGAGCGCGTCGGCGCGGAAGCTCCGAAGCTCACGCGCGAACAGAAGCAGCTGCTCAACGGCAACCACATGGCCGAGCAGATCCTGAACGACCTCGACGTCGGCAACCTCCGCAACGAGGCATCCGGCGGCGGCTTCACCTATCGCGACAACAGCTGGGTCAAAGAGATGAAACCCACGAAGCTCCTCGCCTCGGACGTGTACGGATCCCAAGCGGCCACGTCCACCATCAGCGAGAGCGAGAAGAACGGCGTTACGCTGGACGGCCAGAAGGTCAGGATCGTCGGCGCACAGGACGGAAAGGTCACGGTCGAGAAGAACGGCCAGCGTCAGACCGTTGAGCTCGACGAGCTGCAAGGGCTATCCGACGGATACCGGCAGCTGATCGAGGCCGCCGGCGAGACCAAGAGCGCCGAGCCGATGCTGCGGCTGTATCAGCCCGGCCAGGACGTCGGCCGGTACATCAGCGCGTGGAACTATGCTGAGAACGTCTTCGGCGCGCAGACTACGAACGCCACGCTGGAAGAAGTCCGGAAGAGCCCGCTTGTTAAAGAGCTCGATGACGTGCAGCTGAAATATGCTTTTGAGATGGGCCGCGAGCGCGCGCAGCAGCGGGCGCAGGAGGTCAAGGTCAAGGCCGAGGAGCGGAAGGCCGCCCGTGAGGAAGCGAAGAAGAGAGGCGCGGAGAAGCGCCGCAAGGGCACGGTCAGCGTCGACGGCGCCGAGATCAACGGCAAGAAGTACAAGGGCGTGAACGAAAAGAAATTGACGACCTCACAGAAGAAGGTCGTCGCTATGGTCCGCGCTCTTGCCGACGCGGTCAATATCGATTATGTCGTATACGATGGCAACCCCGACGAGGGCGGCACCTATGTCAAGGGCGGTACGGTGCTGATCAATATCAACTCCGGCCAGCTCTCCACAAAGAACCTCGGCGCGGCGACAGTCTCGCACGAGATGACGCACTACCTCCAGGACTTCGCGCCCGAGGAGTATGAGCAGCTCAAGGGGTTCATCACGCAGCACATCATGAAGAAGAGCCCGGCTCAGTTTGATGCGCTGGTACGCCAGCAGCAGAAACTTGACCCGAAGCTCTCTTATGATAAGGCTGTGGATGAGCTCGTCGCGAACGCCTGCCAGAAGATGCTGCTCAACAGCAGGGCCGTCACGCAGCTCGCTCGTCAGAACATGACGCTTGCCGAGAGGATCCAGGACGCGATCGCCGACATCTCGGAGAAGATCAAGGCCGCCTTCGAGGGCGTGGATCTGAAGGACGACGTCCGTGTGTACCAGGCCGCGCGCGAGATCTCCGACGTGATGGATCAGGTACAGGAGCTTTGGGATAAAGCCCTGCTTGCCGCCGACGCGAGCTACAATGCCGTCGAACAGACGGGCATGAAAAGCGCGTCCGATACGAGCGGGGAGTCTCAGCTCATGGCGTGGGACAGTGACACGGAATACGACTTCGGTATTAACCAGAGAGATATCAATACTTACGTCGAGAACGCTTATCAGAACGCAAACGAGAACGCGTATCAGAAATATGCGAAGGTCGAGGAACGCCTTGCCCAAGATGTCGGTGATGATATCCCGGACATTGAGGAATACACGCACGCCATTCGAGATAATGATATCAGGCATGTCCGCAACTCTCATGGTGAGCAGACGAATGAAAAATATCCTGTCACCGAAAACGATCAGAAACTGATTCCTTTCATCGTGAAAAACTATGACAAAGTAATCGTGAAAACGGATCATAAGGGACGGCCGGGTATCGTTTATGTCAAAGCCATGAGCGACAATCTTGTCTATTATCTCGAAGCTGTGACGTCTGAATACGGCGGTGAAAAACTGCTCGTGAACAAGCAGATGATAAAAACAGGCTATGGCGATATTCCTCACCTTTACGGTTTGAAAGACGCCATAGCCAAGAAAGAGACCCTTGCTGAATTTCTCACTGACCTTGATCAGGTCCGCAAGGCGTACGCCCGAAGCGCATCTCAGCAAAAATCTCTTTCTGATGCAAGTATAGCAAACGCCATCGTAAAAAGCAACCCCCAAAATCTGGACGAAGAGCAGCATCAGAAGTGGGGCATGGCCGAGACCGAGGAGGAACGTGAGGCGCGGCGCGAGAGCGTTGCCAACCTCAAGGCCGAGAACAGGATCCTCCGCGCCCGGGCCGAGTACTGGAAGGGACAGACGCAGCAGACCCGCGAGCGGACCGTCCGCCAGCAGGACACCGACCGCCTGGCGAATGATCTCCTTCGGGAGTATGAGAGCCGCGCGGACAAGGCCGAGGTCAAGGCCGCGCTCAAGGAGCTGGGCGACTGGCTCGTGCAGAGCGACGGTGACACTCTATCCTATGACGAACTGCGTGAGCGTGCACGTGCGATCGCTGAGGATATCGTCGACGGGAACTATGCTTTGATCGACGACAGCCAGAGCGAGATGCTCGGCCGTCTGAAGGATTACCTCAAGAGCACGCCCGTCAACCTGTCCGCTGCGGACTGGCGCGACACCGGCGACGAGCATTTCCGGCGCCGCTATGGCCGGTACTTCACGGTCAGCGAGCGCGGCCGCACGATCGACAGCCTGTGGGGCGAGCTCTCCGCCACCTTCGGCGAGAGCCTGTTCCCGGAGGATACATACGCGCCCAGCGATATGCTGAACATGATCGGGGATTACCTCGACCTGTGGAAGCCGCAGTACGGCAACGTGTTCGAGCAGTACCGCGGCGAGGCGGTCGATGCCGCGGCGAATGAGATCATCGACGCGATGCTCGGCGAGGAGGTACGGCAGTCCGCCGCCACCTACGCAGACCGGGCACAGCAGCGGCTCAACGCCCAGATCGCCAAGGACAAGGACAGACTCGACGCCCTGCGCGAGCAGAAGAACGCGCGCATCGAGGAGATCAAGCGCGAGGCCGCGGAGAAGGTCCGGCAAGTCCGCCTCTCCGAAAAGGCGATGAAGTACGAGGCCGTCGACAAGGTCAAGCAGCACTACCGCGACATGATGCAGCGGCAGCGCGGGAAGCGCTCCGACACTGCCCTCCGCGGGAAGATCAAGAAGCTGCACAGGGAACTGTCGGACATGCTGGTCAAGCCCGGGGAGAAGCGCTACGTTCCGCGCGAGCTGGTCAAGGCCACGGCGGAGATCCTCAATTCCATCGACACCACCTCCGGCCGGGCCGTCAAGGCAAAGGCCGCGCTCGCCGAACTGCGCGTGCAGTATGAGGCGATGGCGAAGGATGATCACTATGCCCTGACCTACGACGAAACGGTCAGCGGGATGCTGCAGGAGCTGGCCGAGAACATCGGCGACGGCAGCATCTACGATCTGAGAGGCAGCGAGCTCGAGAGCGTCTATAATGTCCTCCGTGCGCTGAAGACCACGATCCAGAACGCGAACCGCCTTGTCGGAGCGGAGATCGAGGCGACCGCCTTTGAGGCCGGGAATCAGATGATGACCGAGGCCACGAATGCGAAGAGCGTGCCGACCGTACTGCTGCGCAAGTTCGTATTCGGGCAGGCCACGCCCGAGACGGCGTTCAGCCTCTTCGGCGGGTATAAGAAAAACTCCATGTGGCGGCAGATGTATGAGATGCTCAACAAGGGCCAGCTCACGCAGACGCAGATCATGATGGAGGGCGGCGCGATCTTCCGCGAGCTGATCGACGATAAGCAGATGAAGACGTTGCACGACCGCAAGAACCTTGTGGACATCGGCATGAAGGACGCCGAGGGCAACGCGATCCTCGTCACGCGCGGCATGATGCTGTCTGTGTACATGCACCTGCAGAACGAGCAGAACACCCGGCATATCGCATACGGCGGTCTGACCGTGCCGCGGCTGCGGGAGTATTACAACAGCAAGATGAAGGAGGCCTTCACCGGAAAGACCGGCCATGCCGTGGCCTTCTTCGAGGAGATCCAGGAGGTCAACCGTCAGCTTGCCGAGGCCGAGACCCAGGAGGAAAAGGACGCGCTCAGCGAAAGGCTGGCCGAGCTCCAGGATGAGACCGACGCCTATATCGACGGTATGCGCTCAAAGATCGAGGATCAGCTGACAGAGTACGACCGCAAGTGGATCGCAGCGGCGCAGGAGTTCTTCGACGTGTACTCGAAGGGCAAGCTCAACGAGGTCACGGAGATGGTGTACGGTTTTCAGAAGGCGCAGGTCGAGCACTACTTCCCGATCCACACGGACCCGGATTACCGCACTGCGAGCTTCGACACCATCACGCGGGACATGTCGCTCGAGAACGCCGGCTTTATGAAAGAGCGTGTCACGGCGAGCAATCCGATCCTGCTGGAGGATATCACGGACGTGATCTCTTCCCAGCTCCGGAGGACGGCGCAGTATTGCGGCCTCATGCCGGTGATCCGAAACTTCAACAAGGCATACGGCAAGAGCCGCACGGGCTACACCATGACCGTCCAGAAGGCCGTAGGCGAGACCTTCGGCGTCGAGGGCAAGAAGTACATCGAGAACCTGATCGCCGATCTGAACGGCGCGAGGAAGACAGAGGCAAATATCTTTGATGCGCTGCGCGGCAACATGGCGGGCGCGGCTCTGACTGTCAACCTCCGTGTGACGCTCTCACAGACCGCGTCCTGGCCGACCGCCGCGGCGGAGATCGGATACAGGCCGCTGACAAAAGCCCTTGTCGATATGAAGAACCCCATGTGGGATAAGGGGCTACGGGAAGAGATTGCAAAGTGGACGCCGTTATATTGGTATCGCATGCAGGGCTATTCGACGGCGGAACTCGGCGACATCAAATCTAACGAGCAGCTGATGAACCGCATCATGCAAAAGACCAAATGGCTGACCGGATGGATCCAGTTCGCAGACGGCCTGACGACGGGCGGCCTGTGGCAGGCCTCGAAGTATTACGTCGACGAGAATTTCTCCGAACTGCGGCGGGGCAGCGACGAATACATGATGAAGGTCGCAGAGGTTTACAACCGTGTGATCGAGCGCACGCAGCCGGACTATACCACCATGCAGCGCCCGGACATCCTCCGCAATCCTCATGCCGTGGTAAAGCAGCTTACGATGTTCATGACGCAGCGCCTGCAGAACACGAACCTTCTGTTCAGCTCCGCTGCCGAGTACATGAAGTATTCCCACGATCTGAAAGCAGGCATCAACGGCGTGACCGTCGAAGATGTGAGCGTTGCACGGACGCGCTTCCTGTGGGCGGGCACGTCGCAGCTGATCGCCTCCGGGATGATCGTTCTGTTCAAGGCAGCCGCTGATGCGATCATGCACAGCATGAACGCCTACCGCGACGATGACGACGAGCTGACGAAAGAGAGCGTCGTGCATACGCTCCTTGTCAACTTCGCCGAAACGCTGACTTCCAACTTCCTCGGCGGGGCTGAGCTTTTCACCCTGCTCAAATCCGCGGCTACGGGCGAACGGTATTACGGGATCTCTCTCAACGGCGTGGACACTATCAACACGACGCTCACGGAGACCTTGAATACGTACAAGAAGCTGAAGGACAAGAACGCCGACGCAGAGGCGAAGTGGAAGCAGGTCGGCAAGCTGGCCAAGGCGGCCGGACAGTTCATCGGAGCTCCTGTCGGAAATCTTATGAAATGGGCCGAGATGATCATGAACCACGCTGAGGATATCAGGAATGGCGAGTTCGGATCCTTCGAGGCGGGCGTCGACCGGACGCGCACGCAGAACACGCGGCTGCTCTACGAGGCCCTGCAGGCCGGCGACACGAAGAAGGCCGAGAAGCTCAAGGGAGAGATCGGCGACGAGAAGGCCGTCCGCTCCGCACTCAAGACCTACATCAAACAGATCTATACCGAGGACAAGCAGATCATGAAGGCGGAGGTCGTCTCTCTTCTGCAGCGGTACTGCGGCATGACCAGGAAGAACGCGGAGAACACCGCCCAGCAGTGGACGATGCAGGTCGTCACGGGCATGAGCTACGACAAGCTCGGCGACGAGTATATCTCCGGGAATGTCCCGCGGAACACGGCGAGCCGGTATCTGCAGACCTACGGCGGGAAGACCCAGGCCGAGGCCGAGGAGAAGCTCAACGAGTGGCAGTGTGAGAAGGATACCGGTATCGCGTATTCGGATATTGCGAACGAGGTCAAGATCGGCAACATCAGTCCCGAGCGGGCGGTCGATATGCTGGTCAAGTACGGCGGCAAGGATCCGGACGCCGCGGAGAAGACCGTCGAGGGCTATATGATCGAGCATGAGTACGGCTTCTCTCCGTCCGATCTCCAGGACGAATACCTGGCCGGCAACGTGTCCGACGCCGACGCCTTCGACATCCTCATGTCGTATAAGTACTTCGGCAAGGAGGACGCCGAAGAAAAGTCCGCCGACGAGTTGGAGAGACTGCAGTTCGTGCGCGCCAATCCCGGCACCGAGGAGATCTCCATCACGCAGGCCCGGAACTATCAGTCGAGCGGGCTGAGCGGATACATCAGCCCCGTGGACTATATGCAGGCCGCGAAGATGATGGGAACCTTCCACGGCGTGGACGCGGACGGAAATGGAAAGTCGGATCCCTATTCCAAAGTCACGCAGCAGCTCGCATACATCGACACGCTGAAACTGACGCCGGAACAGAAGAGCCGGCTCGCGCAGGCGCTCGGGATCAACGAAAAGACCATCCGCAAAAAAGCACCCTGGCTCAAGTGAAAACAAGATAAGGCGAGAGGGCGGAAAGTATTCTGCCCTCTCGTTTTTTCTTCGCAGAAAAAATTTTGCTCTTACTGTTAGAGAATGAGAAAAACCCGACTATATAATCGGCTCAAAGAGTCGCGGGCTATACCCGCAGATCAAAGAGTCGTGGGCTTAACCCACAGGAGGAGGCAACTCTATGTTCGAAAGCGAAAGGCTTGATCTCCAGTTCTTTGCGGACGGCGCCGGCGACGGCGCGGCAGCCGGAGACGGAGGGCAGGCCACGGGCGAAACGCCTGCCGCCGCCGGGCAGGACAACAGCGTTGAGGCGAGACTCTCGCAGCTCGGAGTTCCCAAGGACAAGATCGAGAAGTTCAAAAACAGAAAGGCAGCAAGCAGACCCGCTCCCGTTCCCGCGCAGACAGCCGCCGCCGCAGAGCCGGCCGTCGAGAATGCTGCGGAAGATACAGGCGGGGAAGCTCCCGGCGTCGCCGACCGGAAACCCTGGGAAGAAATCAGAGATGCGTACAAGGAAGAGATCGCCGCTGAGACGCAGGGCGCTGTCAAGAAAAGGATCAAGAACCTGCAGGAGAAGATCCAGCAGTACGAGGACCGTGAAGGGAAGACGTCGGTACTGATCGACTTCATGGCCGCCCGCTATGGGATGGATCCTGAAAACCTTGACATCGACCAGCTCCTCGAGAACTTCCGCAAGGACAACAGCCTCTCGGAGGCGAAGGCCAACGAGCTCGGCACGACCGACGAGATCGCGCACAGGCTCGAGCTTGCGGAGCAGGAGGAGGCACGCAGGGCCAGGAACGACCAGCGGAAGCAGCAGCTCCAGGAGACTTTCGACAGACAGGCGCTTGCCCGCAATCATTTCGATGATCTGACGCGGCAGGCGGCGGAGTTCCAGAAGAAAGTCCCCGGCTTTGATTTGCTTCGCGCACTCGACGACGACGCATTCGCAGAGATGACCCGTCCCGGATCGAAGATCACCGTGGAGGCAGCATACTATGCGCTTCACCCGGAACTCCGGCAGTCCGAGGTCGAGGCAGCTGCGCAGAAGGCCCGCGAAGCCGTGAGTGCATCCGTGCGCTCCGGATCCGAAAGGCCGAGAGAGACCGGCTCACAGGCCGCGTCGCTCGGCAACATTCCCTACAGAGACAGACCCAAAGCAGAGCGGGAAGACCTCAAGCGGAGAATCCGCGAAGCGGGTTACCGCGGCGAGCATATTCGTCCCGGAGGTTGAGCCCGACAAAACATGAAAGGAAAAGTGAAATGAAGAAATATCTCTTTGACATCCAGTTCTTCGCCGACGCGGGCACGCTCGTGAACGGCACCACCAACTACCCCAACGCCTACGACTCCAGCGCTGCGCAGTCCTTCTCCGGCAGCAACACCCTGTCCGCGGAGATGAAGGACTTCTACGATACCGAGCTCCTGGAGAACGCGCGCGTCGAGCAGTTCTACGCGCAGTTCGCCAAGCGTCAGCCCCTGCCCGCCAACCACAAGGGCAGAGTCGAGTGGCGCAAGTGGAACGCCTTCGCGGCTGCCGGCCAGCTGACCGAGGGCGTGATCCCGACCGGCCAGAAGTTCGGCATCTCTACCATCACCGGCGAGATCGCCCAGTACGGCACCTACACGGCCATCACCGACCGTCTCGAGCTGAGGGCCTATGACGACATCATCCTCGGTGCGACCGAGGAGATGGGCGCATCCGCTGCGGAGACCCAGGAGAAACTGATCCGCGACGCGCTGCTGACCGGCACCAACGTGATGTACTGCGACGAGATCACGCTCGCCACCGGTGCGTTCCATGCCGCGATCTCCTCGCAGGCTGCGCTGAACGAGGGCAGCACCTACGGGTGCAGGATCTCTCCCGCGATGATCAACAAGGCCGTCACGATCATGAAGAAGAACCGCGTGCCGCGCATCAACGGCCGCTATTACGCGGTCATCCACCCCTCCGTCGCGCACGACCTGCGCGAGAGCGAGGGCTGGATCGAGGCGCACAAGTACGCTTCTCCCGAGGAGCTGTTCAACGGCGAGATCGGCGAGCTGCACGGCGTGCGCTTCATCGAGGATGTGTTCGCCCCGGTCATCTCCGGCGCGAACCTCGCCGGCACTGTCCGCGAGCTGACTCTCGGCGCAGACCTCTCTTCGAGCGCCGTGACCGAGATCACCTACAGCACGTCCGGCGTCACGCTCGCCGCTGACGAGCTCAAGGGCCGCAAGATCATGATCAACGGCGTCGTGGCGACGGTCGTTTCCAACACCGCCAGCTCCGGCACCCACAAGATCACGGTTGCCAGCACCACCTTCGGCGCGGGCACCAGCGGCACCACCAAGATCTACCCGGGCGAGGGCGGCAAGGACGGCGCTGCGGTCTACGCCACCTACTTCTTCGGCAAGGATGCCTTTGGCATTATCGATCCGGAAGGCGGGGCCCTGGAAATGATCATCCACGACAAGGGTGAGATTGGTGGTCCTCTCAATCAGTTTAGCACCATCGGCTACAAGTTCGAGACCAATGGCGCCACCATTCTGTACCCCGAGCGCGTTCTCCGCGTGATGAGCACCAGCTCCTTCAGCGGCAGCGACGTCGCGAACTAATCAGCAACCCCCATCCCGCGGGGGCCGGGTCTCTTAACCTTTCTTTGCCCGGCCCCCGTTTTCTAAATCATTACACTGAAAAGGAGATTTCCTATGGCTAAAGAAAAAAATGAAGCTGTCGTTGAGCAGACCGAAAACGCCGTCCCCAAGGGCAACGAGATTGTCGAGATCTTTATTCCGCGCTCCGACGCGAACAAGGATCCGAACCTCTTTGTCGCCGTCAACGGCGTGAGCTATCTTCTGCCGCGCGGCAAGACGAGCAAAGTTCCCGCGGCTGTCGCCGAAGAGATCCGTCGTGCATGGGCCGCCGAGGACGCCATGTACGAGTCGAAGGCCAAACTCAAGGAAGCCGCCGGCCTCCCGGGCGAAGGCTGATCTCAATAAGAACCGCTCCCTTTGGAGGTTAACATGACAGTTAATGAACTCATCGCAGCTGTAGATGTGAAAGAGCCGAATCAGTATGCCGCTGCTGAGAAGATCGCGTGGCTGTCTGCGCTTGACGGGAAGATCATCAGTGAAGTCCTCAAAACCCATGAGGGATACGAGGAAGAGGAACCGTTCTCCGGGTATACGACCGGCGAGGAGGATCTCCTTTTGGGATTCCCTTATGGCGAAGACATCTACACATATTACCTGATTGCCATGATCGCAGCCGGCAACGCCGAGACCGCGAGATACAATCAGCAAATCGCGCTGTATAACTCGGTCTATAGTCAGTGGTGGAATTCGTATCATTCCTCCCATGTGCCTCTGCATGATGGTAAGCGGTTCGAGTTCTGACAAGGAGAAAAAACAGCAGTATGTTTATCGTAGTTGAGATCCAGACTATGACCGACGGGTCTGTCGCAGTGCTGCCGCCGACCGTCAAAACGACGAGACCGGAAGCGGAGAGCGTGTTTCACGCGATCCTTTCCTATGCTGCGCAGTCGGAGATCCCGATGCACGCAGCCGTTCTTATGACGAACGAGGGCATCGTGCTCGACCGCAAGGCCTATACTCACGCTATCGCAGAGGAGGTCCAGAATGAAAATTCCTGAAAAAGCAAACCCGTATCGCGTAATCGTCAACGGTGTCGAGAAGGTCTACGAGGCCGGCGCCACCGTGACCGACGACGCATCCGTGAACGAGATCATCGAGGCAGGGAAAAAGTACCCGCCTGAAGCTCCTCCTGTGGCCCCGCCTTTCATCATCCCGCCCATCCCGAAGAGCGGGGAGAAGGGCTTCTATCTCCACGCAAACGCGGAGACAGGCGAGATGGAGTGGGTCCCCATCACGCTCCCGATCGGCGTGCCGGAGCTGCCGACCGAGGACGGCACCTATACCCTGACGGCCACCGCCGACGACGGCGAGGTCACGCTCGCCTGGACGGCCGAAGAGGCCGAAACGACGCAGGGAGACTAAGGAAGGAGGATAATGCAACATGAACGCACCTGATAAAGCGACCGAGATCAAGGCTTTCATCACCTTGGTCATCACGTTCCTCACGGCCCTCTGGGGCTGGGTCGGCTGGGCGGTCTTCATCTTCATCTTCGCGATGGTGATGGACTATGTCACCGGCTCGCTCGCGGCCAGGGCAAACAACGAATGGTCAAGCACCGTCGCCCGGCAGGGCCTATGGCATAAGCTGGGCGAGATCGCAGGGATCCTTGTCGCATCCCTATGTGATATCTCCGTGCAGGTCATTCTGAACAGCGCGGCCGCGCCGCTCATCGGCGACTGGCAGTATAAAAACTATCTGACGCTGATCGTCGCCGTGTGGTACATCTTCACAGAG